ATGGTAGTGTAGAGATTCACGAAGATGGAACTGTAAAAAGTCAAGTAAAAGATAGTGCAAGAATGTTAGAGGGAATGATTAGACAAGCAAATGCTAATATTCAAAAGAGATTTAAGGTATCTAAACCAGTTGTTTTAAACTTACCTAAAATTCAAGACTTCTCTAAAAAGAAAAAATATTTTTTATCAAAGTTGAGAAAGTTACAGACTATTTATAAACTGAAAGATAATGATACTTTAGGTATGCATAATGAGATGTATTGGAGAGAATACATATTTAATGGTGCAAAACAACATAGGTATAGAATTTCAAGAAATGTTTTAGAGTCATTAGTAAAAAGGTGGGCTTATTTAGATAAGTCATTCAGATTAGATAAAAAAAATATAAAACATGATAAGTTTTTGAGTTGGGCTAAAGGTGTTGATAAGTATGATCATAAAAAGTTAGCTTACGATAACATAAAGCCACTTGAATTGTTGTTTTTGGAGCTAGGTTCGGAGATTTTAAAGAATTTAGACGGATTTTTAGCAGTAAATCCCAAAAAAGCAGTTCAAAAGATTAAAAAAGAGCTGAAAACAGCAATATCGGGTTTAAGAACATCAAAAGACATTAAAAAGTTAGATTTATTGAAAAAAAACTTACAAAAAATCAATTCTATAGGTGGAACATCAACAATCGTTCCATCAGAGGGATTAGTTTTTAAATATAAAGGTAAAATGTATAAATTTACTGGAGCATTTGCTCCAATAAATCAGATTTTAGGTGCATTGAAATTTTAAGGTAATATATGGGTTATAGTAGCGAAAACGAAAGACAAAACAAGGTTCTTGGTGATTTAATTAAAGGAAAAGCACCAGAAAAAAGAGTTATGGTTGGTTATGAGGGTAATAAAGAACCAGCAAAGCATGGCGATATAATATCTCCACTATCTGAAGTTATGCAAGAAGCTAGAATGCCCTGGTTTTGTCCAGCTTGTAAGAAGACAATGAATAAACGTTTAGATAATAAAATGTGGTTATTGTATAATCAATGTTTTGATTGTCAAATAACATTTGAAAATAAACTTCGTATTGAGGGAAAATATGAAGAATGGGAAAAAAATAAAGTAAACTCAAATCAGAAAGCATATCTTGAAGATTTGTTAGTATCTTTAGATGAATGGAGAAATACTAAAATAGAGTTTCAAGAGCAAGTTGGTGTTCAAGACATTGAGATAGAAAAGGAAAAATGGATACAAAGTCAAGAAAAAACAAAAGAAATGGCTGATAAAGCAGAAGAATTTATTAGAAAAACACTAAAAGAATTAGTATAACTATTTATATATATGAAGAACCTACAATTTAAAACGGATACTTTTTATTTGCTTGATGGGCAAACTTGTAACGAAATTCATGCAGTTTTAACTGATATGAAGAAGTTAGCTGCAGTTTATTTGTCTGATATCGAAGAGATGGATTTTGATAGTGATAGATATCAAGAAGCAATGGAAATTTTTGAGTTTGTAATTCAAAGATTTTTAAGAATACAAAAATTTGATTCTTTAGAGTTAGGTAAAAGAAAACCTTCATTTACATTTAACGAATTATTAAAAACAGCAGGTATTAGAATGCCTGCTAAACGATAGGAGAAAAAGATGCCATTATCAGGTGAACAGTCAGAATCTATTAATGTACACCCAACAGCATACAATCAATTTCAAAAATTTGGACATCCTGGAAAGTACAAGTCATTGAAAATAATTAACAATGCGACAGGTAGTTTCACAGCGTCAGATTATGGAGCAGGTGCAATTATTTTAGCAGAAACATCAACAACTGGACATGCTGACTTATCAGGTGGTGGAAGAATAAATCTTGCACACTTGACAGTTGGAGCACAGTATGATTTTTCATTAAAAGAAGTAGCTTGTAATGCAAAGGTAGTATACGTATTAATACGAAATCCAAAGATAAACTAGTGGATAAAAACTATAAAGATATCATAAAGAAGGAATATGTAAAATGTGCTGCAGATCCAGTTTACTTTTTAAAAAAGTATTCATATATTCAGCACCCAATACAAGGAAAAATACCATTTAGTCTTTATGATTTTCAAGAAAAAACCGTTGAAGAGTTTATTCAGCACAGATTTACTGTAATCTTGAAAGCTCGTCAGTTAGGTATTAGTACCTTAACTGCTGGGTATTCTTTATGGATGATGACTTTTCATCAAGACAAAAACGTTTTGGTGATTGCAACTAAACAAGATACTGCTAAAAATTTAGTAACAAAAGTTCGTGTAATGCACGCAAACTTACCAAGTTGGTTAAAACAACCATGTGTTGAAGATAACAAGTTAAGCTTGAGTTATAAAAACGGTTCTCAAATAAAAGCTGTATCGAGTGGAGACGATAGTGGTCGTTCAGAAGCATTATCATTATTGATACTTGATGAGGCAGCATTTATTGATAAGATTGATGTAATATGGGCAGCAGCATCTCAGACATTATCAACGGGTGGTAGTTGTATTGCACTTTCCACACCAAACGGTGTTGGTAATTGGTTTCATAAAACTTGGGTAGATGCAGAAGACGGATTAAACGACTTCCATCATACAAGATTACATTGGACATTACATCCTGATAGAAACCAAGATTGGAGAGACGAACAAGATAGATTATTAGGTCCTTCTCTCGCAGCTCAAGAATGTGATTGTGATTTTATCACTTCAGGGCAAAATGTTATTGATGGTGTTCTTTTAGAGGAAATAAAAAATTCTACAGTTATAGAGCCAGTTGAAAAGAGAGGGATTGATAGTAATTTGTGGGTATGGGAGCCAGCAAATTATACAAAAGATTATATAGTATGTGCTGATGTTAGTAGAGGAGACTCTACAGACTATTCTGCTTTTCACGTTATAGAATTGGAAAGTTGTAGACAAGTAGCAGAGTATAAAGGTAGAATATCTACAAGAGACTATGGTAATATGTTAGTTAACATAGCTCAAGAATATAATGAAGCATTACTTGTTGTGGAGAATAACAATATTGGTTGGGCAGCAATCCAACAGATAATTGATAGAGATTATCAGAACTTATTTTACACATCAAAAGATTTAAAATGGGTTGATACTGAAAGACAGATGACTAATAAGCACTATAGAGAGGAAAAACAAATGGTGCCAGGTTTTACAATGTCTATGAAGACAAGACCATTAGTTATAGCAAAATTAGAAGAATTTTTTAGAGAAAAGGCAGTGTATATTCAATCTAATAGATTAATAGATGAATTGTTTGTATTTATATACAATGGTCAAAAAGCAGAAGCAATGAGAGGTTACAATGATGACTTAGTATTATCTTTTGCTATGGGATTGTGGATAAGAGAAACAGCATTAAGGTTGAGAGCTGAAGGTATTGATTTAGCAAGAAAAACTCTTTCTAATATCAATGCACATCAGGGACTTTACACTCCCGAAGAAAACAAAAACGACTCTTGGGTTTGGAGAACTGGCGGACAAAGACCAGAAGAATCCTTAGAGTGGTTAATTTAATAAAAGAGGTATAAAATGGCTGATAAAAGTCTATTTGGTAGATTACAACGACTGTTCTCTACAAATGTAATTGTTAGGAATATTGGCGGCAAAAAATTAAAGATAGCTGATACTGAACAATTTCAAAGTATATCTAAAAATCATTTAATAGATAGATATACAAAATTATATTCAGGTTATGGTGCTAGTGCAACTTCGGATGCAGTTCATAAGAAAGCATTAAGAATTGGGTTATTTAAAGATTATGAATCAATGGATAGTGATGGTATAATTTCATCAGCACTTGATATTTACGCTGATGAATCAACCATGAAATCAGAATATGGTTCAGTTTTAGAAATATCAACAGATGATAATAATATTAAGCAAATATTACACAACTTATTCTATGACATATTAAATATAGAATTTAACTTGTGGCCTTGGGTTCGTAATATGTGTAAGTATGGTGATTTCTTTTTACATTTAGATATTGATGATAAGTATGGGATTAAAAATGTAGCACCGCTATCAGCATATGATGTGGCAAGAGTAGAAGGATTAGACCCCGAAAATCCACATTATGTTAAGTTTATCTTAGAACAAGGAACAAATGAGAATGCAATGCATACTGTAGGTAAACCTCAACAATCAGAATTAGAGAATTTCCAAGTAGCTCACTTTAGATTACTTTCTGATTCTAATTTTATTCCATATGGCAAATCTATGATTGAACAATCAAGAAAAGTGTGGAAACAATTATCTCTTATGGAAGACGCTATGATGATTCATAGAATCATGAGAGCACCTGAGAAGAGAGTTTTTCAAGTTGATATTGGTAATATTCCACCAGCTGAAGTTGATAACTATATGCAGAAAATTTTAAATAAGATGAAGAAGACACCTATAATCGATCAAAATACAGGTGAATATAATCTAAAGTATAATATGCAAAACATAACTGAAGATTTCTTTATGCCAGTTCGTGGTGGAGATAGTGGAACAAGAATTGATTCACTTCCTGGCTTAACTTATGAAGCTACAGAAGATATTGAATATCTTAAAAATAAAATGTTAGCAGCACTTCGTGTTCCAAAAGCATTTCTTGGATATGAAGAATCACTTGGAAGTAAAGCAACACTTGCAGCAGAAGATGTGAGGTTTGCAAGAACGATTGAAAGAATTCAAAGAATTACAATATCAGAGTTAACTAAGATTGCTATTGTTCATTTATATGCACAAGGTTATCAAGATGCAGATTTAGTTAATTTTGAATTAGATTTAACAAATCCATCTACAATTTATGAAACTGAAAAGGTTGAGTTGTGGAATAGTAAAACACAATTAGCATCAAGTATGGTACAAGATGGCTTAGTTTCTACTGATTGGATTTATAGAAATGTTTTTAATTTTACAGATGATCAAATTAAAGAATTGGATAATCAGATTGTATTTGATTATAAGCAGAAGTTTCGCAGAGCTCAGATAGAGAGTGAAGGTAACGATCCTGCAAAGAGTGGTGAAGCTCAAGGAACACCATCGGATAATCAAGCAGGTAGAACAGGACATGAGTTAGATGATAAAGGTGGTTCACCTCCAGGTGGTTGGAATGGTGCAGGAAGACCAAAAGAAGGTGGAAAATATGGAAAAGATAGTGGAGCTAGAGGTAGAGATCCTTTAGGTGCTCATGATAAGAAAAAACAGTATAGTTCGGGCTTAGC